GCTGGAAATACAGTATACTTAGTATTGTGTAGAATATATTTAGCTGCTTTCATGGATATTTTCATGAAGAGGCGAGATAGATTATTTGGACAAATAGGTATGAATGCTGTTGGTAAAGAATTCTCAGAACGATTATATAGTATGTACAATCGTTTGAATAATAGTTTCAATCTAGAAGATTTCTTAAAAGATCTTGGATGGATTGACTCTGATTTTGATAAATATGACAAGAGATTGTTAGTTTTAATGTATGCAGTGAATATTTTGTGGAGAATTGTACTAAGTACTCCTTTTTACAAAGATCCTAAGAATGTTAGAGAATTAAAACGAGTAGAATTAATTTTGCAATCATTACAACAATTTGTTGTCATTTTAGGAAATGATATTTTTATAATGAACAAACGCATGCCAAGTGGTGTTTTTGGAACAGCTTGGTTAAATTGTATTTGTGAATTGTTAATAGAAATACTCGAATTCTATTTTTGTCTCTTTATTGAAAAAAGAGCTATATATCCTTGTGCAAGTGATTTTGTTTGGCAAGGACAGAAAGATGTTATATTTTCTGATGTGGTTTCTTTAATTAATTATGGAGATGATAACTTAAAGTATGTTCATAAGGATTACCGTTATATTTATTCACATGCAAATATACAGTTATTTGCTTCCTTTATATGTATGGGTATTACCCCTGCTCATAAAAGTGAGAGTATGATAGAATTTAAAGATGTCTTACATATTTTATTTTTAAAAAGAACTCCTGTTTTCCATCCAGAATTGAATATTTTAGTTGGAAAGTTGGAATTCAATTCCATTTCACGAATGTTGGCTTATACTGACTCAACAGAGATTACTTGGGAGAGTAGTGTGATTAATCAAGCTCTCAGAGAATTGTCATTTTACGATCTAACTATGTTCGATCGTTTTTGTGAAATTTTTTCTGTTAAAGCGAATCATACCCAAATCCTACAAACAATCTTTGAAGAAGTTGATTATAATGTTAATGTTCCAATGCTTATTGAAGAACTTGCTCAAGAAATTGATCATTAAAAAATCTAGTTTATACTAGTAGCCGTGCCAGGGCTTACAAAACTGACTGAAAAATTAAATTCCAGTTA